CCCCACACCTATCTGGCCTTCCTTTCCGGTCATGAGCATCTCTCGGACCACCCCGACAATGGCAGCTTCATCCCGGCCGGGCTTCCCAATGCCGGTCTCGGCGAAGCTCAGATCAACCACGCCGTCGCCGCAATCGCAGCGAAGGCAACCGGCGCGCTGCTGCTGCCCCATGACCTCGTGGATGTGGCTTCTGGCCGGCTGACCTACGCCGAGCAGATGCGCCTCGCCGAGACCCATGCCGCCCAGCGCGCTGCCGTTGAGGGCCACGCGTCCTGGCGGCTGTTCGTGGTTCATGTTCACTGTGATTCCAGCGGGCATCGCGACCGGTTGCTGCTCGCTGACTACCGCAGCGACTGGGGCAAGGCCGCCGTAGCCCTGATGGCTGCCGAACCGACCGGCCCAGAACCCTACATCCAGCATGTCCGGACTTTCGAGGCCGTCCCTGACAAGGATCCCGCCGCGCCTTCTCCAGAAGATTGGCTGGCGCGGGCCTACAACTGCCTGACAGGTGCCTGGCCGCTGACACACACCTTCGCGGTTCTCGTCGAGCTGGGCAACCTGAGCAGCAAGCAACACGCGCCCATGTGGACCCCGGAGGGCCAGGCTCGGGCGGCCGACTGGTTGGTGCGGGCGGTCCGGCGCGCGACGGGTTGACAAAATGTCATGGTTCTGACAGACCGTCAGGCTTGACAGCTACCGTCAGCTCCGATACAGTGAGAGCATCCGCCGCCCTCCAAGCGGCCACGCGGCCAAGCGGCATCTCTCTGGAGCCTCACCTCAATGCCTACCCCAACCGTCGCCGACTTCCTCCGTGCGCAGCAACATGGGCCTCTGACCGATGGGGCCGCGCCCGCCGTCCCCAAGGCCCACGACTACCACGTCCCACGGCCGTGCCCGAAGCACGGGGATGTTTGGGTGCGCTACCTCAAGACCGGGACGGCCAACGCCTACCGCCGCGTCGAGTTCGTGATCACGGAGGTCTTCGACGACCCGGCGCCGGGGGCCTTCACGCAGCGCGTGACGGACGACGGCGCTCCGATGGGGGTGGTGACGATCCTTGCCCCCCTCAACGAGCGCGGTGACAAGGACCCGGTGGTCTGCTCCCGGGCCGGCGACCGGGTGGTGGTCTCCCTGAGCGACCGGATGCCCTTCCCCGCGGACTGGGTCTTCATGCCCGCGACCTCGAAGGTCCACAATCGAGGCTACTTCCACCCACCCGACATGGAGTGGAGCGAGGAGGAACTGCGGTTCGTGAAGAAGGACACCAAGCCGCAGCCCGCCGCCGTGAAGAAGGGGACCTGACCGATGCCCAGAAACCCAGGTGGCGCCATGGGGTACAACCGGCAACGCAGGCTGACAGCAAGCCCGCAGGTCGAGGCCCCCGCTGTCACAGCTCCCGCAGCTGAAGCCTTCATTGAGGCTCCCGCCGTCGAGCTTCCAGTGGCCGAGCCTCCGAAGAAGCCTACGAAGTCCACGAGACAGGCTCAGCCTCCCCGCTGAGTAGGCCCGGCCGTGCTATGCTTCTGGTGAGGCTCACCGATGCCAGGTCCGAACACCCCGCCCAAGACCGTCATCGCGTCCGACGCCGAGATCACCAGTATCTCGGTTGTTCCTTCAGAGCTGACGGCCCTCCAAAAATGTACCAACTGGCGGCTCCTACCGGACGGGTCCATCGAGACCATCAGCGGCCCGGTGCCGTTGGACCCTGATCGTGGCCAGGGCTACCCGACGGCCAGCTTCGGCTACCCCCACGGGATTTTCCACGCCCGGCTGTTCAACGGGATGTCTTCCCTGCTGCTGCTGCGCGCCGGGAGCGTCCTGTATCGCAAGGCGTCGTGGTCGCGCACCTGGACGTCCATCCAATCGGGCTTGAACAGCGAGGAGAGAGCCTGCTTCCCGGACACTTTCTGCCTTGTCAACGACCGGGTCATCTGGTGCAACGGCGTCGACTACCCGCTCCAGGTGGACGCCTGGGGTGAGGTCTACGGCCTCGGGTTCGCAGAGGGCCCCCAAGTTCCAGTGGCGGTCGGGCCGGAGCAGCTCGCCGACCTGGACATCACGAAGTATCCGAACGTCGAGCGTTGCTGGCCCGGGTTGAAGGGCACCGGCTCTGACATCCTCAGCAACCAGTTCGGGTTGTTGCTGGCGGGCCGCTGGTACTACTATTTCGTCTACGAGGACTACTTCGGCAACCTGTCGCCCGCCTCGCAGCGGTCGAACGCCGCCGCCATCCAGCAGATCACCGCGGAGCCCTACTACGCCAATGCGACCGCGGACAGCTGCCATCGTGGTGAGCTGGACCAGCTGACCCGTCAGTTCCAGGTCACGGGGCCAGGCTCCCACAACGCTGTCCGCGACCGCATCGCGGCCATTCGCATCTACGCGACGCGCGACGTGGGCTCCGGGCGCAATCCCCCGACGGCCTACCTTGTGGCGGTCAAGGGCGGCTCCGGGGCCGTCAACCATCCGGAGAACATGCCAGACGGGCTGCTCTCCGTCGAGATGCCGGACAACGTGGGCGTCGAGCCTTACAAGGTGGCCTGCGTCCACAACGGCATCCTGACCGTCGGCAACCTCGTCAGCAACCCCATGAAGATCCAGGAGACGGAACCCGGTTTCCCGGGTAGCTGGCCCAAGCGGTCTGCCGCGGTCTTGTCGGGGGGCGGCGCCGAGCTGACGGGCCTGGTCAGCCACTCCGGCCGGCGCATCGCTTTCACGCGGGGTTGCACCTTCGATGTGACCGACCTCGGCGCCTGGCGGACCATCGCCCAGGGCATCGGATGCTGTGCCCCCCGTTCACTCAAGGCGACCCCCGACGGCATCCTCATCTGGCTGTCGGACGCTGGCTACTATGCCATGGGGCCGGACTTTGCCCCACGGCCCATCTCGTCGGAATCCATGCTGGAGACCCAACGGGGGATCAACTATGGGTTCGCGGTGAAGGCCGCCGCGGATTTCGACCCCAGCAATCGGGAGTATCTCTGCGCGGTGGCTCCCGCTGGCGAATCCCGCAACACCCGCATCTGGCGCTACAACGGCAAGGGCTGGAAGCACTACGAGCTGGGCTGGTCCGTCGCCGCGATGTGTGTGACCGACGACGAGCGGCGCTACGTCCTGATCGCGGGGGCCGACGAAGACACCGGCACAACCCACGTCGGCGTCTTACATCACGAGAGCGCGACCTACACGGCGCCCGACCGGACGGCGGTTTTCCGCACCGACTGGGTCCGGCCGCTGGAGCTGGGCCATGCCTTCCGGGTGCGGGACGCCTTCATCATGGTCTTCGACGGGACTGACGACACCGCCATCCGGGTCATCGGCTACAAGAACGACATCCTGGCCGCCGCGACCGGGCCGTTGGCGATGCAGGCCATGAACCCGGCCTACAGCACCGGCATCGAGGACGACATCTTCGGAACCGGCATCTTGGGCACCATGAAGCTGCGCAACCCGCGGGGCCTTTGGCGACGGGTCAGCCTGGAGATGCCGGACTGCTTCAGCTTCGCGCTCGGCATCGAGTGTGACTATCCGAACTACGCGCGCATCGGGCCCATCGTCATCAACGCCGAGCCGGTCTCGCGCGGCGGGCCTCACGGCCGGATGCCGGGCCTGGCCGAGACACAGTGAAAAGCAGCTTCAAGGAAGGCATCTGATGGCCTACCGATTCCAGTCTCGTATCGCCCGCGACGGTCAGTATCCAGACGTCGACCGGATGAACTCCGACCTGATGCCGGCCTCCGAGGGAAGCTGGAATCTTGACGAGGAGAACTTCGCGGCCAACGCCTTCGGGGCGTCGCGCATCGGCTCCGAGGCCCACGTCAAGAGCTACTACGACGAGAACGCCATCTCGACCGGCATCGCCGACGCGGCCTATCCAGCCGCCCCGCTGGCCGCCGGGACCGCCACGACGATTCTCAACACCGGAGACTGGACGGAGTGCGACGCCTACATCGACATCACGACAGGCGGCGCGATTCTGTACGTTGAAGGTAACCTTCAGTACATTCGGCACACGTTCAGCGCGGGGGCGCCCTACCACGCGGCCGACAACGGGGACAGCAGCGCCGGGGCCATCTTCGGGCTGCGTGTGCGCGGGGTGGTGTTCCCATTCACCTCGACCGAAGACCCACGGATGACACCACCAGTCCCCGTCCGGGCCACATTCCAGCGCGGGACTGACCATACCGGCGCGGCCTCGACCACCCGCCTGCCTGGCCCAGCCACGCCACGGCAGGACCCGTGCGGCGCCTGCGGTCCGGAGCTGGCCCCTGTCCACATGACCACGGTGCTGCCGGTTCCGGCCGGAACGCATCGCGTTCAGCTGGTCGCTCGCCGTGCCGTACTGAAGTACCTGACCGACGCCTACGACGCCAACGACTACATCCAGGTCTCTCAAGAGCAGCTCTACGCCAAGGTGCTGCCGATCGTCGCGCCGGCCACGTCGACGTTGACTGGAGTGTCGATCCCGCTGTTCGAGAGCGAAGACGTCTTGTCTGGAGCATCTCTCGGCGTAGACCGTGTTGCCCAGCTGCGCACCAATCTGAACAATGTGGAAGCCGGCCAGCTGCGCCGAGGTGCTGCCAACTGGCATCACATCAGCCCGTCGCCGTTGTTCTCGGGCGTCTCGGTCACGGTGGGGACGGTCTCGACGACCTTCGCGGCGCTGTCGAACGTGTATCCCGGTTACGGCGGGTCGGCGGCTTCGTGGTCCATCCTAACCTTTGGCGGTAACAACGTCACCACTGGCAACATCGCCATGGGGACAACCAAGGTCAAGGTCAAGCTCACGGCAACCGTTCATGTCAAGACCATCTATTCGAACGCGGGGCATGGCGGCGCTCCGGGAGGATATCTTGGAAGTATCGGCTGCCTGGCCATCGGTGAAACCGTTGGCGGTGTGACAACCATCATCGCGGCTTCGGAGCGATACGTCAACAGCTTCGGGGCTCCATCATCGCTGCGCCAGCCCAACGAAGAGATCACTGTCACGCTGATCGCCTACAAGGATTTCAGCGGTGGCAGCGGCGGGACGCGTAGCTGGAGCGTCTATGGTGCCTGCGCTGACTTCGCGATTGCGGGCAACGCGCGCATGGAAGTCAGGTCTGGGCGCATCGACGCAGAAGTTGAAAACGTCTTCGGGTAGGAGCAGCCGATGGCCACGATTCCGACCAGCTACACGCCGACTGATGGGGCTGTCTTCGACACAGCCGGACACAATCAGAACCTGTACTCCGCGACAGGCTCGGAAGGCATCTACAGCGAGTCCAACGGCGGCCTCAATGATGCCAACCTGAAGACCGGCTTCCGGATCCTGGCCGAGCATATCCTGCCGAACTCGATGCTGTTCGCTGCCCATCGCGAAGGCCGCCAGACGCTTCATTTCTACAGTGACATGATGGGTAGCGCGTCCGGCACGAAGTACATCAGCGTTGACGCGGTCCGCTTCCGGTTGCCGTTCAACGCCAGCGCGTTGAAGCTTTCGGTGTCGTTCTTCGTGTCACCGTACCTCTGGTTCGACAACAACGGAGCCGCGATCCACGACGCCAGAACGCAGGTCTGGTTTGACGGTCTCGCGCAGGCCGAGAGCGAGTATCTGCTTCCGGTTGCCGCGCGAGGTATCACGGCCATTGATTACAATCGTCCTGGCCGTTTCGCCATCCAGCGGACCCACAACCTGCTTCTGACCGACGCGTCGGCGTTGACGAAAGGCGACCACGAGGTCAGCCTTCGCCTCTACATCAAGAACACGCCGTCAGCCGCGACCTTGTGGCCTGTTTTTGCTGGAACTTACGATGTCGATGAGTCGTGTGTGTTGCACGGGCGCGTGACGATCGGCGCAGTCAGCATCGTGGCGCTCGCCTACAAGAAGGCGAACTCGTAACGAAGCCACCTTTTCAGTAGTCTCCGTAGCAGGTCTGCTCCTCACAGACGCCGCGCTTCGGGTAGACACACCTATCGGGCAGCGTGTCTGAACAGGCGTCTTCGGTGCCAGCGTCGCAGCAATCGAACATGCCAGTGAAGTAGTCCGGGTCCTCTGCTTCGACAGCATCACGCTGATCGGTGGTGTAGTCGAGGCACACGTAGAATGGCCCACCGTCCTCGTCGTAATACTGGAGGTTGGCCGTGGTCCAGTCGACACACACGGTCGCCTTCTCGTCGCCGCAGTAGCCGTCGCCGTCACGGTCGATGTAGTATTCGGCGATGTTGTCGATCGACCTCGCGACGAAGTTCTTGTCGGCGGCGTTGACGACTCCGTCACAGTCATCGTCGATGGCGTTGCATATCTCCTCAGCGCCGGGGTGGACATCGCAGCTGCCCTCATCGCAGTCACGGTCTTCACAGTAGCCGTCGCCGTCCCAGTCGTAGACCCCCTTCTTGCACTCGCGAGGGCCTTCACCGCAGGCGGGAGTCAGGTCCGGGCCATTGCAGCCCACGATGGCAACAGCGACGGCGATGACAGAGAGACTGTGGTGGCGAGATGGCATGTCGGTGGCTCCTTCTTGACAGTGGATGCTCGCGGAGTAACACACGCCAAGAAAAGCGCAACCATTCATTTCAATGGATACCGGCCGGAAGACTCCGAGCGTTTACGTGGTTCTCACGATGGCGCCTGTTCCGGTGCCCAAAACCTCGACCCCGCGCCTCACGCCGATTCCGTTGAACATGCCTTGCTTCCGGCCGTTGGCCTTGCGGCTCTGCTCCGACCGGAACTTTGCCAGCTCGGCGTGGTAGAGGCGCTCGTACTCGGCCGCCGCATCGAAGTCGCCGCCATCCATCCGGCAGAGCTTGCTCAGAAACAGGTATCGGAAGGCTTCCCCGTAGGCTGGCTCGATGGGCACGGTGTCGGTGTCCATCTCCAACGCCGCCGGGTGACGCAGCACCTGGAACTCGACGTTGTAGTCCTGGTCCGGGCGTGGCCAAAGCCCGTAGGCATCGTAGGCCCCACTGCATTGGCGCAGGCGCACCCCTCGGTTCGGGATGGCTGCGCCCGTCCAGGTATAGGTGTGGGTGCCCTCCGTCAGCTCCGTCAGCAGGTAGTAAACACTGTCCGCCGGGACGTCGTTGTAGCTCCCCGCGCCCGCCGTCCGTGTAGAGACCCGGGCGATCCACACCCCGATCCGGAACTCGACGCGGAGGGACCGGAGGGTGCCTATCGCGGGCCGGAAGTTCTCCATCGCGGCGAGGTCTGGGAAGGTCATCGCCAGGGCCTTGCCTGCGTTGGTCCCGGAGGCGTGGCTGAAGAGGGCCGACGCCGGGCTGGGCGCGCTCTCCCACATCGGCTCGGTCAACGTCGTGCTGTTGGGCGACAGGTGGAACTCGGGGTTGAGGTTCCCGACCCGGATGGTGTACTTGACGTAGAAGTCACCCTCCTGCTCTGGGCCAACGAAGGTGCCCCCGCCCCCGGCCGTGATGGTCGGAATGTAGGTGGTCGAGGCCACGGGGCGGGTACGCTCGGCTCGCCAGTAGGCGTAGGGCGGCCCGTTGGCGAAGCGGTCCGGCCAGGTATCAGCCCAGATGCCGGCATCCTTGAAGCTCATGTCGCGGATGACGCGCATCTGGTCGCCGAACACACGGGGCTGGGCCACGATGCGCGTCACGTCGTCAGGCAGGTATACGTAGCGCGCGAAGATGCGGAACTTCATCCCCGTCAACGCGGCGCCCAGACTGGCATAGTTCGGCCACGGCGTCCGGAGCGACACGTAGTAGCGCCCGACGCCGCCCACACCGACTGTCCCTTCAAACCAGCGCCGGCTCCGGAACAGCAGCCAGCGTTCCTCGGTCGGGTGGTAGACGGCGATCCACATCAGGCCGTCCCAGAAGCCCGTCACATCCGGCAGCCACGGCCCCAGCAGCCCGCCGGTCGCGTTCCGCAGCTCCAGGACCCAGGCATCGGTCGTGGTCTCGCAGGTCGCGGCCACCGCTGCCCCGGCCACGCTGATGGCCTCGCTGTTCACGTCCCCTGGCACCGTCATCATGATGCGGTCGATGGAGAAGCCCCACGGGGCGTCCGTGAACATCTGCGACAGGGCCTCGTTCTGCTTGACCCGCAGCGCGTCCTTGTGGTCGCTACCCCGCAAATCGAGGCTGCGCTCCGTGAGGGCCGAGTTGATCATGCCGAGCGAGGTCAGGTCCACGGTATACTCCAGCCCAAGCTGGTGTTTAGCACGAAAAGGCCGGCTGAGCATTCGCCCAACCAGCCTTCGAGGTCAGGCCAGCCGGCCTGTTCGCTTGGCCTCAGCTCAGTGTGCAGTTGACCACAGCGTAGCAGGTGTAGGTCGAGCCGCCGTCCGCCGTCGCCGCCGCCGTGATGGCCTCCGCGACCCGGGCGTCCGCCGTGGTCGTGGTGTCCAGGACGCCCGCCGTCGCCGAGGTGCCGAGGCTGTCGCCGGCCGACACGGTGCTGGTGCAGCGGACCTTCATCACGTCGGCCTTGACCACGACGTCGCAGACGCTGTCGTCGGCGATGGTCCCCGGAGCGTCGAAGGAGCCGCCACGGACGTCACCCACCACGATGCCGGCCACCTTGGGTCGCGTGAGGTTCGCGCTGGTCGTGGTGCTGACCCCGAAGATGTAGGACCCACTGGTGCGGTCCCAGACCACGACCATGCCCGTCGAGAGCGCGCTGCCCCGGACGTTCTGGACGAAGCGCCGGACGACCCGCTTGTTGGAGTTGCCGAGGGCCTGGTAGGTGGACGACAGCCCCGGCATGGCCGGCATGTTGTCGAGCAGCTCCTCGTACCGGCCGAGGATGCCGTAGTCGTCCGGATCGAGGTCGGCGAGGACCTTCTCGTAGCCCAGGATGGTAGCAGCGGCGTGAGCCATGATGATTCTCCAGAGGATGCAGGGAAAGGGTTCGTGCCGCCAAGGCGGCTTTTAACCGCCCAGTCGGGTATCTGTCAGACGCCGCCGCCGACGATGAGGCCCGAGCTGGCGGTCCACTCCATCCACCACTGGAGGGTCACGAGGCAGGCCGCCACCCAGGCCGCCTGGGGCTGGCCGGTCTTCATGGCGTCCACCCAGCTCAGGCCCTTGACCATCTCCTCGGCGCTCGGCATGTAGCCGCGGGCCTCGTCGCAGTCGATGTAGAAGGTCACGCCGTTCTTGGCGTTGGAGTCGGAGTAGGTGCTACAGTCGATGTTGTAGCACAGGTGATATTCCACACCCCGGTAGGTGAAGCTCGCCATCGAGCCGCCCTTGATGACCTCGGAGTCGGCCAGCGTCTGCTTCAGGGCGATGTTGACCACGCGGCTCTCGACGTAGTCGGCCATCGTGAAGAAGCTCGCCTTGTCCTGGAAGGCGTGGATGTTCGTCCCGCCGGACCGGGCGTAGCGCTGGCAGTCGCTGATGAACTGCCGGTGGACGGCCGGGCCCACGCCGCCGCCGAAGCTCGGGATGGCGTTGTACTGGGTCATCCAGCGGTAGCCGTCATCCTTTGCCAGCCCGAAGACCGTCTTGCTCTGGGCGGTGGTGGCCGCGATGTCCATGACACCGTTGGCGTTGCCCAGCGCGGTGCCGGCCGTGAACTCGGGGTCCAGACAGGTGAGCCCGTTGAAGCTCGTGGCCGCCGCCGCCACCTTGCGGTCCAGGAAGGACCCCATGAAGGCGTACTGCTCCAGCTCCTTGGCGAACAGGCTCTTGACCGGCTTGAACAGGGCCTCGACCCAGGCCATTTCGTTCTTGTAGCTGGCGTAGGGGCCCGTCGCGCGCTTGGCCTCGACCTGATCGACCGTCATGGTCAGCGCGAGGGTCGCCGGCCCGATGAACGCCTGCTGGATGTTGGCGTTGGGGACCGGGGTGAAGACCGCGCCGCGCTCGTTGACGGCATGCACCTGGAGCATGCTCTCGGCGTTGATGTTCCACCGGTACTCGTAGCCGCCCTGGTCGAAGTTGTAACCCTCGTCGCCCTTGGTGACAGGCTTGAGGTACTTGAACAGGACGCTGTCATCCTCGACGGCGTCGCGGATGTTCTTGGCGAGGATCGGCAGGGCGCTGTTGAGGACAGCCGTGGTATCGAACGCACCCATGATGAACTCCAGGAGGAAGCGAAGAAGATGAGAGACTGAAGCTGGTTCAGGCGCCTGGGTTGACGCGCTTGACGCGCAGGCTTTCCAGGAAGGCGCTGTTGCCGGTGTCGGCGACCGACCACTGGCACTTGACGGAGACCGTCAGGGCGGCCGTGTTGTCCACCGCCGAAGCGTCCGCGACACCCTTGGTGAGCGCCGTCGAACCCGACGTCGAGAAGCCGTAGATGGCGTGACCCACGACCTCGGCCGTGGTGCTGTAGACCCCGCGGCAGGTGAGGCGGGCCTTGAAGGTGAAGGTGTTGTCGTCGGCGACATCGACCGCGCCGCTGTTGACCACGACCAGCGTGCCAACCAGGACCGTGATGGTCGCGGTGTCGGTGCTGTGCGTGGCGCTGAACCGGACGCAGCCCTCGATCTCCAGCTCGCAGCCCTTGAAGAAGTGCCGCGCCGGGATGACGATCGTCTTGTCGAACGCCGTGTTGGTGACGGTGTTCGTGACCGCCGAGCTATCCGCCAGGATCTTCGACTCGTTGAACCAGAAGTTGCCGACCTCACTCGGGGCGATGTAGGCAAAGCCGGCCGTGGCGTCCACGTCCACGCGCCCGATGACCTTGGGCAGCGTCCCGATGGTGAGGCTGGGCGCCCCGGTATCGCTCAGGAAGACGGGGTCTCCCTGTGTACCCGCCGAGGTGTTCATCGGGTGCATCCACCGCGGCACCAGCTTCAGCGGGCCGGACCCACCGTTGTTGGCGTTGATCGCGTAGAGCAGACGGCCCGACATCAGGGTGGTGGTCGTGGCTTTCGCCAGCGCCACCTTCAGACCCACATCGTTGATCCCCTGGCCGGTGCCCGGGGTGTCCGACCCGGTGTGGCTGACCATCAGCCCGGCCGTGATCGTGTCCGTGCTGTAGCCGTTCTCCCAGGCGTAGTGGGTGACACCGTTGGTGCCGCCAATCCCAGGGAAGCGATCGTTGAGCATGGGGTGGATGCCCTCTGGCGAGCCCGTGAGCCACGCCTTTGTGGTTGTTCTTGACACAAGTTTATTGACAGGAAGCACCCCTCGCCATACACTCAATGCAGGACTAACCCCATATCGCTATTACTGGCGGGTAACCGGTGGCTGAGCCTTCCTACAGAGTCCAAAAACCCAAAAAGCGGATAGGTCAGCGTGGGCGCGTCCAGCCACAGCTCGCCATCCAGGCGTTGATGCCGAAGGCAGTTCACGACGCGCTCTCCGAGATCGCTGCCGCTGCGTATCGCGGCGAGGTTCATGTCTATGGCCTGTGGGTCAGAGATCATAACCACATCCCGACCAGGAGCGACATCATCCGGACGGCGTTGGGCATCGGTCTACGCGAGCTGGCCAACCTCGACCCACGGCTGGCCGAGGTTCCGTCGGTCGCCGGGGCGCTGGCCTGCTGGGAGATGACACCCGAACAGTGGGCCTCCCTGCCGTAGTAAGCCACACGGGGCTTGAGAAGGCTGCTCAATGGGCATCTCGCCGCCACCGCCGATCAACTTCACGCTCTACACCCACGAGCTGGACAGCGCCGAGATCGTCAGGTTCTTCCGTGAGGACGACGCGTTCAGCCGCCACTGCACCTTCGTCCACGAGATCACGGGGGAGAAGCTTAAGGGGCTTCCGTCCACCGACTGGCAGCTGCTCGTCATCCGGTTATGGAATCTCTGGCACTTCATCAACGTCAACAAGCCTCGGCAGGCCCGGACCAGCGAAGCCTTCCTCCGCGAGACCCTGAAGCACGCCGAGTACCGCGTAGCCTGCCGCGCCATCCTGGCGGTCAACAAGGACAGCGTCGCCATCGAGCTGTTCCGCCGGCTGAACGACAACTACGAGAATCAAGACAAGGCCATCCAGGTCCCGTTGCGGAAGGGCGCATCGAGCGGCAGCAAGAACTCCATCACCTTCATCCACGGCGGCGGCATCGACGTGGTGAGCGCCCAGGAGCGGGCCCCGTCGGTCGGCGCCAGTCCCCGCATCCTCTGGCTCTCGGAGTTCAGCAAGATCGCGCCCTCAGAGCGCCAGAAGGACACCTACAAGAACCTCCTGCCTGGCGGCGCCAAGAAGCCGGACCTGATGGTTGGGCGGGAGTCGACACCCGGCGTGAGCGGCGACTATGCCCATCTCCACTGGCTCAACGACCTGGCCGGCAAGACCCGCTACTTCCCCGTCTTCCTCAACTGGTTGCGCTCCCGTGAGTATATGAAGACCCCGGAGCCAGGCTGGCGGCCGAACGACATCGAGCGTGAGCTGATTGACCTCTGGGGCGGCTCCGTCGAGCACGCGCGGTTCATCCACGACATCTGGATGGACTTCGGTGAGGACTGGGAGGCGGTCTGGAATATGTACCCCCGTGGCGAGACCGACGGTTGGGAGTCGGCCTCCGGGTCGTCGGGCTTCCCGGCAGACGCCTTCCGGGCCGACCTGCCAGAAGTCACGGAGGGGCGCAGCTGCCCGATCATCGGCAACATCCGTGGCTTCTACGAGCTGCGCAAGCCCGAGGAAGAGGAAGCGGTGTTGCTGGTCTGCGACCCGGCCTCGGGCGTCGGCAAGGGCGACCCGACCGGGATCGCGGCCTTCAGCGAGAAGGGCGACCAGATCGCCGAGTTCATCGGCCGCGTGGACCCACTGCGGGCGGCGGACATCATCGGAGATGCGGCTGTTTATTACCGGGATTTGACGGGGGTGAAGCCCGTTGTCGCCATCGAGTCGAACAAGGGCGAGGTCGCGACCGCCCTACGGGACCGCCGCCGCCTGGGTGACGAGGCCGCCTGCGCGTTCGAGTTTTACAACGACCGGCGGCACAACGTCGGCGCCAACGAGATCGGCTGGTATTCGACCGAGGGCAAGAAGAAGCGGGCCGAGACCCGGCTGATTTCCAACAAGCGTCGCGGATCGCTCATCTTGCGCGGCAAGGCCACCGTGACCCAGTGTGGCAGCTACGATCGGGAGACCGCCTGGAAGCGCGAGGGGGGCCACCATTTTGAGCTGGCCATCTGCGCGATCATCGGCGCCGACGTCATGGTCACGCTGGGCTGGCTGGGCGATGTCGGGAATACCGACAAGGCTGGAGAGGCGGCGTCGCCCATCGTCATCGATCCGCGCACCGCGCTCGTCAACGAGTTGCTCCAGAAGTCCAAGGCGAGTATGATGAAGAGAAGCCGTAGGCGGTAACCGGGCATGGACCAAAGCGTCAAAGACCTCCAGGACCTGATCAAGTGGCACCGCGACGTGGGCCGCGAGGAGCGTCGCGCCATCGACCGCTGCTTCCTGAGCTTTGACGGGAAGCTCAGCCAGGCATTCGATGACATCATGCCGGGGCCTTGGCTGACCGAGGAGAACATCCTTGCCGCCCCGAACCTCATCTCGACCATGGTGCGCGCCATCGCGACCGCCCTGTCCTACGGGAACCCCAGCATCTACGTGCGGCCGGAGGACCCAGAAACCTCGAAGTTCCAAGGCATCCTGACGGGGGGCCTCAAGAAGCTGCTCCGGGAGATTTACTTCCCGCAGCTGCTCCGGTCCGCAGTCATCAAGGCCCTGGTCGGCAAGCGCGCTGCCTGGAAGGTGGGCTGGGACGTGGGCCGGGACCTGCCGACCGCCGCCGTCGTAGACCCACGGAGCCTGTTCTTCGACCGCGACGCCGCCATCTGGCGGGACGTGACCTATTACATCCAGCTCGTGGAGATGCCCGAGGCCCGCTTCAAGCGCAAGGTCAAGGAGGGCATCTATCGGAACGTCAGCCGGGTGGAGCCCAAAAAGGCCGACGCCGACTTGACCATCCATCCCGAAGTGCTCAAAAGCAGCCGGAAGGTGGTCTACGTCTGGGAGCACTACGACCTGGAGGCCGGCACGGTCTGCCACCTGCCGGACGGCGCGGACGCCTACTGCTTCGAGGATGACCTGGCCTACAACCCCTTCGTGGGGTTCAGCCTCGACATCAACGGGGTGGACTGCCTCGGCAGCTCAGAGGCGGACCGGGCGCTGCGTCAGCAGCAGAACCTCATCCTGGCCTACTACATCTTGACGAAGGTGATGGCAAAGTCGGTCCCGGGGTTGATTCTGGACGCCTCGGCGTTCGACGAGGACGACGTCAACCGCATGAACAACGACGCGGAGGATCTTGGTGGCAACACGGTGGTCGAGCGCAAGAGTGCGGACCAGACACGGAGCATTCAGGACTCCATCATCCCGAAGCCCATGCCGACCATCCCGCCCATCTTCGGGCAGATCATCGGCGCCGCCCAGGAGGACGCGACCAACGACGCCTCCTACAGCGAGATTCGCGCCGGCAAGCCGGGCGGGTTCCGCAGCGCGACCGAGGCTGCCATTGCCGACGCCAACGTGAAGTCCAAGATTGCCGACAAGGAGGCCAACCTCGGCGAAGGTCTCGGCCGCCTCGGCGACCTGCTGCTGTACGTAACCGGCCGCTACCGTAAGTCGCCGCTGTTCATCCCGGGGGCCGACCTGGGCATCGCGCCAGACCAGTGGCAGCAGCTCAGCCAGGAGATTCTGCGCAAGGGGCGCTACTACTGCGAGATCGGACTGTTCAACGCCGCGCGCAAGAACCCAGACGTCTACGCCGAGACCCTGGTGCAGAACTTCCAGACCCTCGCCGGGCTGCCCTTCGTCAAGGCCCCGGTGTTGACGCGGGCGCTGTTCGCCGCGGTCGGCCTCCCGATGGACGCGGTGCAGAGCGACGCGGAGCTGGCCCAAGCCAGCCAAGCCGTAGCAGCGGCTCAAGCAGGCCAAGGCCCCGTTGGCATGCCGCCCGGCCCGGAAGCTACGCCGCCTGGCCCTTCGCCGATGGCGCCCGAAGCGCCCACCGGCCCGGCTGTGATGCCGCCCGGCCCCGCGCCTCAGCCCGCGGCATGAACGAGCTGTGGCTCGCTACATCGCCGCCCGCATCATCATCTCCAGCTGGTCGTCGTTCAACGCCACGCCCAGCGGTGTGCTCGGCCTCGAATACCCGTGCGGCCCGACGATGAAGAAGTCGCCCGCGAAGTAGAGGCATTTGCAGACCACCCGGCCGCTGGTGTCGCGCAGCTCGTAGTGAACCGGCTCGCCTGGACCGCCGACGCGATGACAGGTGAAAGGGCTGATATCACTCATATGATGCGGCCTCCCAGATTGGGGAAATGATCAGGGCTTCGATGATGGGCGCCAACCACATGCTAACCCAGACGGCCCGGTTTGTCAAACGGGATGTGCCGCCTCGGGATGCACTTGACAACCAGAGCGCGACTGGTTACAGTGAGGGCAACCGAGAGGGAGCCCTCGTGGTCGAAGAAATCGCCAGCGTCATCCGAGACATCCAAGACCTTGAGCCGAAGCTGAAGGCGGTCTTCGTTGAGGACAACGGCCTGAACAGCCAAGCGGCTGCCAACGTGGGCGAGCTGTTGGCGGCTGTCATCGACAAGGTGGACAACCTGCGCGCGCGGGCCAAACGCGATGCCACCGCCAGCTTCAAGAACATCTTCATCAATCGCGAGGTCCGCCAAAGGCTGGAATCGGCGCATCGGTTGCTGCTCGACGGTGTGGCAGCCGCGGTTGTCCCGGACGCGAGCGTCAGAGACATCCTGATGTGTCTGCGGATTGCCAGAGGCTACCTGACAATGGCCTGCGTGGCGCTGGCTGAGCGCGACAAGGAGCAGACGTGACCAGAATCCGGCGGGTCATCAAGCGGCTGCCCCGTGCCTTCAAAGCCGCCTTCGAGACCTTCGCGTTGACGATGTTCGGCTGGGAGGTTGCCGGCTATGCCCGTCGAGTCTGGCTCGGTTATGGTCGCTGCATCGGCAGCATCACACGTCGGCAACCCACCTATCCCGGCTGGGATGAGCCGCGGGGTTGGGGGTTTAGCAGCGAAGGCGAAACCTGGCCCGAGACACACACCAGCCCGTTCCAGCTGCTTCGGCAGCCGTCGCTGGCTGAAATCATGGAGCAGCGATTGGTCGCCGCCCGGAAGTCGAAGCCAGACGGTCAGACCCCGTGACCCGCTGCCCGCCTGGCTTCAACCCGCGCCAGCGTCTCCGCGGCGCCCAGGATCTCCGCTGCCTGATCGGCTGGTTGGGCGAAGAGACCGCCATCGAAGCCTTCCAGTCCCTCGGTGTCGCCGCCCAGCGATGGCCGGCTGGGGCCTTCCACATTTCAACCATCCGGGCAGCGGGTGAGACACAGCCTGGCTATGACATCTTTCCCGACCTCTGGTTGCCTGATGAGGCTGCGGTCGTCGAGGTGAAGTCCAGCATGTTGGGGAGGCGGTTCTACGCGCCTACCCGACAGGCTCGGGCCTATAAGGCCATCCATGAAGAGGCAGCCGTCGTTGGTCCGCAGTGGCCGATCAGCCAGCCGCGCATGATCTACGCGTTCGTGGCCTTCCGGTATGCCCGGCCAGACCGCCCGACGGTCGAAGAGGCCGTCATGGCTCTCCAACCAGAGGCGATTATCCTCGCTGACCACGACATCGTGGCCTCCTGGATGAAAGAAGTTGGCGACTATGGTCGCGACTGGGCCTCGAAGCACACCGGATTGGTGGTCTACGAGAACTTCCACCGCCTGACCGTCCGCCGGGTACGCGATCTCGCAGCCGAGGCCCTGAAAACAGCCTTCGCGGCGCAAAAAGAGGGCCGGATTCTGCGCTTGGAGTCAGAAATCGGGCGCCGACGGGCCAGAAGCGGCGAAACCCTGGCCGGAATCACTGAAAAACTGGCGCTGGAAGGTCGTTTCGAGCCTCTTGACGCTGATTACAGCGACGATTGGCCGCCTGACGTCGGATTTTAGGTCGCTGAGGCCCTTCTGGGGGCATATTCGCAGGCTTGACAAGGGCTGGCGTCTGCGATACGCTGTTCCCATGCCCATCTTCCACGCGATCTGCAACGACTGTGGCGAGACCACGCCCGATCTGACGTGGCTCCCGGCCGGTCGGTTGGCCTCGGCGGACGGCCGGGAGGGTTTCATCGAGCCCTG